AAACATTTATTCGAACATTAGCCACGCTAACAAAGCGTATGCGCCGCGCAGGTACAAGGGAAAGACGGCGGAAAAGGACGGCATTCGCGGAGTGCGCGTCTGGAGGGTTGAATGAGAACCGCACGCCTCGATCACAACCCGAATGCCGGCATCACGTTCATCACGTTGGCGTCATCCGTGTCCCAGCCAATCCACACGATGACCGGAGAGGTGATGCACCCGACCGCGAATGCGCTGCAAGTGGCGCACGTGCCGAGCTATCTGCTGCTGCAACGGCTGGCGGATAAGATCGGATTGCGCGAGCTTGCGCACCGGCTGCACGTCGTCCCGCGCACGGTCGAAAAATGGATCAAGGCCGACCGCACTCCGACGGCCGAGACGAAGAACGAGATCATTGCGCTGTATCGGGCCGAGGTGTCGCCGCATGTTCCGGGAGTGGCGTCTTGATCCGGGCCGAGGAACTGCTCGGCGAGGTCCGCCCGCCGCAACTGCGAGGCACCCCGCGCACCGTGCGTCATCTGGTGGACGTTGACCGGCTGCAATGGCCGGCGCCCGTCGAGGTGCCGCAGGTGGTGCTAATGCCGAAACTGCCGCCCGTGCCGCAGGGCAAGCGCAAAGTGGCCGCAAAGCCCGTGCGCCTGTCGCCTGCGGACTGGCTCGCGGTGCAGCGGGCTAATGCCGCCAATCTGCACGCACATCTTCGGGCGCGTCGAGAGGCCCAAGCGCCGGCCCGCGAGGCTCGGAAAGCGCGGATCGCTGAGGTGGGCGCGTTTATCAAGTTGCGCCGCATTGCCCTGCGCATGTCGCAGCACGACGTAGCGATGCTGGTTGGCTATCCCTCTCGCGCGCAGATCGGTGCGTTTGAGCTTGGGCGCGAGGCGTTGCCTGCAAAGCGCGTCGCGTCGATGGCGGCTGCGCTGCAATGCGAGCCGGAGCGGCTGCGGGTGCCGCCGCTGAGTGAGTACCTGGAGGCAATGGAATGATTAAGCGAGCGTTGATTTTTGTCGCGTCGATGACGGTAGTCGCCGGCATTGCGTGGGTGGGCGGATACGACTTTGATAGGCGAGGGTCGGACGCTGCTTTTCTATTGGCCGTTGGCCTTGTGCTGTCTTTCATTGCTTCGACATTCCCTTTTTAGCGATGACTAAGCGCCTGTCCTGCTGGTCCTGCCGTCACTCTGCCGGGCACATCGGCGGGGCGCTGCGGTGCACGCTGCACGAGCGGTGGGCAATTCGGACGTGTCGGGATTTCACCTATGAACCGGGGACGGACGAGGGGCGGGAATGAAGATGCGCATGGGCGCCATAAAGCGGTGGACAAAGACAGAAGCGCGCAGGTTAAGTGCGCGGAAGAACGCTAATCGCGGTGACCCGAGCAACATTTCTGCCGATGCGTTTGAAATTGATCGGATGCGAGCGTACTACCGGGGCAGAAGACCGAACGGATTTGTTATGCGTCGGATGATGCGAAGGTGGGCTAGCGAGGACGACCTGGAGAAGGGGAAGTGGAATGACCTCTAAGCAACGCCTGACGCTAGCGTTCGTGGTCGACGTTTGCACGATGACGGCGATCTACCTGCTAACTCCGCCGTGGTCGATGGTGGTGACGGCGGTTTATGGCGGGTGGTGCTATTACCTCGGCTATGCGCGTGGACGGACGCCACGATGAGCGCATCGCAGCGGAATAAAGGCGCTCGCGGCGAGCGCGAGCTATTCGGCATCCTCTCCGACCTTCTCGGCACCTGCGTCCGTCGCAACGTCGATCAGGCGCGCAACGGCGGGGCCGATGGCCTCGACGTGCCGGGATGGGCAATCGAGTGCAAACGGGTGGAGAGCGGGTTCCGTGAGGCTTGGTGGGTGCAAGCGGTCAATCAGTCAGTGGAGACTGACCGGAGGCCGGCGCTTGCCTATCGCGCTTCCCGCCAGCCGTGGCGGGTGCGGATGTTCCTGCACGACTGCAACCCCGGGATGTACTGCTCGCATGCTTGGGTCGAGATGAATTTAGAAACGTTCGCGTTCGTGGTGCGGGAGTCATTGGAGACAGGGACGACATGAAACCGAACGACCTCGCGCAGCTAGACCGCATCCTCGCAGAGTGGGCCGATTGGATGAGTCACGAGAAGGTCGGCCGAGGCTATCCCTCGCGCGTGCCGATCTTCAGTTCTGGCGGATCGTCGGAGAGTTTCGAGGACTTGTGCGAGCGGGCAGACCAGCAGCGGGCGCGCACGGTCGATGCAGTCATCCGGTCATTGCCGACGGGGGCATGCGCGGCGGTGCATAGCGTGTGGCTGGGGTCGCGCTGGGTGTTGGAGTGGATGGATCGGGCAGAGTGCTATGCGCAGGCGGTTGACCTGTTGCCGGTGGAACTGAATCGTCGAGGGGTTGTGTATTGACAAGGCGCAAAACACCCGTTAGGCTCGCAATCGGTTGGGCCTCGTTCGCCCAAAATTTCCTGAAGCCCTCCGCGTGAGGGCTTTTTGTTTTGGAGCCTATGGCACTCACTGACCTTTCGCGAGCATTCGCCGACTTGAGCACGCACACAAAGCGGCTAGAGGAAGCAAAGGCGCGGAAGGCGGAGTTGCGTCTGGAGCTTGACGCGGTCAATGCGGCGATTGATGCGGCTGATAACGCCGTGCAGACGACTCAAAGGCTGGTCAAGGAATTGGCTGCGAGGCTGGGGCAGTGATGAAGTACGAGCTTACGCAGGCGCTTGCAGACGAGATTTGCGAGCACATCGGTGATGGCAAAAGCCTCCGCTCATTTTGTGAGCAGGAAGGCAGGCCGTCTGCGCCGACCGTGTGCCGATGGCTGCGGATGGAAGAGACAGCATGGTTCGCGGAACAATACGCCCGCGCGCGGGAAACTCAGGCGGATGCGCTGTTTAACGACATTCTCGACATTGTCGACCAGGCTGAAGACCCGCAGATCGCGCGGCTGCGCATGGATGCACGCAAATGGATGGCCGGAAAGCTGCGACCGAAGGTCTACGGCGACAAGGTCGAACTAGGCGGAAAGGTTGACCACGAACACACTCACGAGCATCGAACAGTATCGGCGATTGATAGCCGGATTGCGGAGTTGCTCGGACTCGGAACGGATCGACCTGACGAGGGCGCTGTGCAAGAGTGATCTTTTCTTCCTGCTTTGGTACGCGCTGGGTCGTACCGACATGGAACGCCCGTGGTTGCTGGACCGATGCAAGGAAGTGCAGGCGGCACCGAATGACCGACTAGACCTGTGGTCGCGAGAGCACTATAAGTCGACCATCATCACGTTCGGGCTGACGATTCAGGACATTCTGAACGACCCCGAAACGACCATCGGGATCTTCTCGCACACACGGCCGATTGCTAAGGGCTTCCTCCGCCAGATCAAACGCGAGTTTGAAGCTAACGAACTGCTGAAGTCGCTATTCCCTGACGTACTCTGGACCTCGCCAAGCAAAGAGGCTCCGAAGTGGTCGGAAGATGACGGAATCGTCGTCAAGCGGAAGAGCAACCCGAAGGAAAGCACGATCGAGGCATGGGGCCTCGTCGATGGGCAGCCGACATCGAAGCACTATCGAACGCTGCTTTATGACGACGTGGTGACGCTCGAATCGGTCACGTCGCCTGAGATGATGCAGAAGACAACGTCTGCCCTTGAGGTTTCATACAACCTCGGCGCGCAGGGCGGGAATCGGCGCTTCGTCGGTACGCGTTATCACTTCAACGATTCCTACAAGACGCTGTTAAGCCGTGGCACGGCAAAGCCGCGCGTCTATCCCGCGACCGTGGACGGCTCCGAGACGGGCGAGCCGGTGTTATGGACGGCCGAACAGCTACGCAACAAACGGCGCGACATGGGGCCTTACACGTTCTCGTGTCAGATCCTGCTTAACCCGAAGGGGGACGGCGCGCAGGGCTTCAAGCGTGAGTGGCTGCGGTACTACAAGGACCACCAGGGCGGCGCCGGGATGAATAAATACATCCTCGTAGACGCTGCCAACGGCAAGCGCAAGGAAAACGACTTCACGTCCATGTGGGTCGTCGGACTCGGCCCGGACCGCAACTACTACGCGCTGGACATCGTGCGTGACCGTCTGAACCTCTCAGAGCGTGCCGCGAGGTTGTTTGCCTTGCATCGCAAGTGGCGCCCGATCCAAGTCAGATACGAACGTTACGGAATGATGGGCGACATAGCGCACATCGAATCCGAGCAAGAGCGGCATAACTACCGTTTCGAGATCACGGAAGTAGCAGGCCAGACACCGAAGGTCGACCGCATCAAGCGGCTTGTCCCGATCTTCGAGCAAGGGCGCTTCTACCTTCCGCCGTCGCTGCACATCACCGACTACGAACGCAAGACTGTAGACATGGTGGCTTCGTTCGTTGAAGACGAGTTGATCGCGTTCCCGGTGTCTGTCCATGACGACATGCTCGATGCACTGGCCCGCATCGAAGAGCCGGATATCCCGGTGCAGTGGCCTACTTTCGAAGACTTCACGCAAACCGAACCCGAGGCATTTTCCGATGGCATCTGACACGCAGGGCCCCGACTACCGCGACGACCCGGCACTACGCCCGGGGACCGCGAAGACGCTCGATTGGGGCGCGATGGTGCGGGCTGCGTGGGGAACGGAATGGGCGAAGCGCGACGTTGCCTACGAATGGAGCAACGGTCGGAAGATGGAAGACAGCCAGAGCGGGCCTTACGAATGATCTACACGTCGGAAGTTCAGGACGTGCTCGATATCGGCATTGCGAAAGAGGTCGGCGAGATCCTGAACGCCCATTACCCCGGGCACCTGTGGTCGACCTACGTCGCGAGCGGCGTCGTGTTCATCAAGAATCTGCGCCTTAGCTCCAAGGCCGGCATGGTGCTGCACCTGAAGAACTTGACCGACGCAGGCGCCCGAAAGAAGCGCGTCGTGCAGGCCGGCGGCGAGTTCTTGGAGCGTGCCCATTGGGTGCGCGGCAAGTACCAGGGCGACGCGCCTACGGTGCTCGAAGGGCACACGAAGTACAACCCGAGGTTTGCGAATTGAATTCCGAAGACGCGCTGCGCATCGCTGCTGACGCATACGAGGGCAGCACGTCGTTTATCGACTCCAACTATCGCAAGCAATGGGAAGAGGGGTTGCGCCTGTTCCAAGGCCGACACCCGGTCGATAGCAAATACAACTCCGACAAGTACAAGCATCGCAGCCGACTGTTTCGCCCGAAGACGCGATCCGGCATCCGCAAGCTCGAAGCGATGGCCGCGATGTCGTTCTTCAGCAATATCGACGTGGTCTCGGCCGACGCAATGAACCCTGCCGACCCGCAGCAGGAAGCGTCTGCTGCGATCGTGAAGGAACTGCTGAACTACCGACTAACCAAGTCGATCCCGTGGTTCCTGACGCTCATCGGGGCGCTGCAAGACGCTGCGACCGTGGGTGTGTGCTGTTCGTACCAGTATTGGAAGCACAGGCGCGAGGAAGAACCGGGCGAGATGGCGCCGGTACTCGACGAAATGGGGCAGATGGTCATTGACCCGATGACCGGCGCGCCGCAGCTTGAGCAGCAATCGAGCGTCAAGGTGCTGGAAGACAAGCCGTGCGTGGACTTGATCCCGGTCGAGAACATCCGCATCGACCCAGCCGCTGACTGGCGCAACCCGATCCAGTCGTCGCCCTACGTCATCCGCATGTGTCCGATGTACGTACAAGACGTGCGCGAGATGATGGCCGACGGCAAGTGGACGAAGTACGCCGACGGCGAGATCGAATCCGCGAAGCACGACACCGACGCCACGCGGCAAACGCGCGAAGGCCGGCGCGAGGATTCGATGGGCAACACGACCGACTTGAAGGAATTCGACACCGTCTGGTGTCATGAGAATTTTGTCAGGTTGGGTGGTAAAGAGTGGGTCTATTGGACGCTCGGCACAAAGCACCTTCTGACCCAGCCCGCGCCGCTGGAACAAGAGTATTTCCACGGTGAGCGGCCGCTAGTCATCGGAATGTGCGTGATCGAGACGCATAAGATCATGCCTCCGGGACTGTCGAATCTCGGCGCAACGCTGCAAGCAGAAGCCAACGAGATCGTTAATCAGCGGTTGGACAACGTAAAACTTGTGCTCAACAAGCGGTGGCTTGTGAAGCGCGGGCAGAACGTCGACACCGAGTCGCTTATCCGCAACGTGCCGGGCGGCGTGACGCTCATGAACGACCCCGCAGGCGACGTGCAGGAAGTGAATTGGCAGGATGTCACGTCGAGCGCCTTCGCCGAACAAGACCGCATCAACGTTGACTACGACGAGCTAATCGGGAACTTCTCGCAAGGCTCCGTCATGACCAATCGCAAGATGGGCGAGACGGTCGGCGG